ATGATGCTACTCGTAACACTGCTGTTCAAGGCGTTCAGCTTGGCACAGGTGTTGTTGGTGTAACTTCTGATGTTATTCGTTGGTTTGCTTCTAAAGGCATTCCTTCATAAGTAAATGAACTGGCCCTCTTCGGAGGGCCTTATTTAAAGGTAGAACATGACAAAAATCACAGGTAAGCAAATTTCGGAATCAGTAGAACCCACAGAAGTGGCACCTGCTTATATTCCAAATAGAAAAGAAGAAGCACGAAGAAAACTAGAAAAATTCATGCAAGAAGAGACAAAAACGGTAAAAGGTATTTTTCAGTTTTTCGAAAGTCCTGGAATGGCAACCAAGATCACGGTTAGAAAGTATCCTGGGCATCTTTTTGAGATGACCATGACAGATGGTCAAGAATATACAATTCCTTTGTATGTGGCTCGGTTCCTTAATGGAATTGACGTTACTGCAGAGAAAATAGGCGGAAACATCGGAACGTGCTCATATGAAGTACATCAGCACATTATGGATGCCAATGGTCTTCCTATAATAAGTCATGCTAAAAGAAAAAAACGTTTCGGATTTCAATCGTTAGAATTTGCAGGATCGGTCCAGTGAGTTCTTTCGGAGGCGTCCAAGTATTCTATGTTCCAGAAGCCAGGTTGGTGCAGGGCATAACCAATGCCTACCCTGGTGTTGTAACCACAACAGAACCTCATGGATATTTGGACGGTCTTTTAATAAGGCTTGTTATGCCAGGAAACTTTGGAATTAACGTCCTAAATGATGAGATATTCACGATTACAATCTTAAACTCTACAACCTTTTCTCTCAATGTGGATACCTCTAATTTGGATTCTTTTACTTCTCTTTTATCAAAACAAGCTGCCCAGGTCATACCAGTTGGCGAGGTGGCAGAAACATTAAAAATGGCCGTAAAGAATGGCCTTCCTTCATTTACATAGGTGAAAAATGAGCGTACCAAATACTTTAAATGACATTATCACAAAAGTTAGACGGATAACCGCTCGTCCTTCACCTACACAGATTTCTGATCAGGAGATCATAAGATACGTAAATACTTTTTATATTTACGATTTTCCTGAGCATTTAAAATTGGAACCCCTGCGTGTCAATTATCAGTTTTTGACTAAGGCAAACGTTCCTGTATACGATTTCCCGACCGACTTGTATTTAACGGTAATGCCCCCTGTGTTTATAGGCGGCTACCAGTCTTATATGACGCAGTCGCGGGAAAACTTTTTTCGTATAAACCCGGAACTAACGTTTTTACAACAAGCCATAGCTACTGGTAACGGAACGAATACGTTTAGCGGAACGCTAATGCAAACCCCCATACTACAAGGCTTCAAGCCGAATCCTCCAGGGGCGTATTCAACAGGGAGTTCCTCTTTTATAGCCCCTAAGTTTATCAACTGGAACGTTCTTTTGTCTGCCTTAGGAAACCCAGACCCAGTTTCTGGTATTGAACCATCTATTTCTTTAGTCGACGACGGACAAGGAAACCTTTTCTTTATTGATGACCCAGATTGCAACCCTGCAAATCGCAGAGGAACCATAGACTATATGACGGGCGCGGTTAATGTAACCAACTTCCCAGTTGTTTTAAGTAGCCAGCAATCCGTCAATGCTCAGTATGTTCCTTATGTACCATCCAGACCTCAGTCTTGCGTTTTCTTTCAAGATCAGATAGCCCTTTATCCCATACCGGATCAAGCCTACACGGTGTCTTTTGAGGCTTACAAGTATCCAGTTTCATTTACAATCAATCCGAATGGAACCTTCGATGGAACTTTAACTCCTCAATTGACCGAATGGTGGCAATTGCTGGCCTATGGGGCAGCTGACAAGATCTTTTCGGACAATGCAGATTTGGACAGTATGATGAAGTTCCGACCGCTTATGGAAGAACAAATGAATTTAGTTCTAAGAAGAACCATTGTTCAACAGACCAGTGAAAGAGTAGCTAGCATTTATACTGAACAAAGTAATTTTCCGGCATACCCTTTTGGTAATTTGTTTAGTGGATTCTGAAATATCCTCTGTTATATATAGAGGATATATAATCTTTTTTTGAGGATCTTTCGCATGACTTATAATCCTAATATTCCAATGGCTAATGACATCATTTCACAGTCACAGTCACAGATTCTTACTAATTTCAGCCAATGCGACACTCTTTTCGATGTTGATCACGTAAAGTTTAGCGATGTGGTTGTTCCGGCTAACAGAGGAATGCACAGACAGGTTACGTTCCAGAACGTCATTGCGGATCCAGGTCAGGCTAATCCAATTGCTACAGCTTATACCAAAACGGACCCTTCTACTGGTAAGTCTGAATTGTTTTTTCAAAACGATACCCTGGCTGCCAATGTGGTTCAATTAACTGGCCTTCCTACAACTCTTCCTACCGTTCCATCAGGGTTTCTGAAGTTCCCTAACGGCATAATTCTAAAGTGGGGAAACGTTGGTCTCGCAGCTGGCGCTAGTTTTGTTACCTACCCTGTAGCTGTTGGCATTCCTGTGTTTACGCAGGTTTTAAGTATCCAAATAACTAACTGTGACGCCGGTGGAACTCCAAATACGTTTGCTTATCTTCGTGATAACGTTTACGGAACGACTGGATTTAATGCTTTTTCCTGCAATAGAACATCAACTGGAACCGTTGGAAGTACCATTAACTACCTAGCAATAGGATACTAATGTCCTCTAGCAATTTTGCCATTGTAAATCTTAGAGATGGCGAAAGAAGAGATATCGAACCGTTTTTGCTTTCCAATGATGCATTTCCTTTGCTAGAGAACGCATATCTTTTCAGGGGAAGAATCCAAAGAAGGTCTGGATTCTCAACAATTGGAGCTGGACAAGGCAGACTTCGTTGGCAAATTGGTGTTACGGCTGGATCTCCCTTTACTTTCACACTTATTGATATCCCCATTAACACTGCGGTAGCTCAATTCACAATTGGGAATGTTACGTTTACCGATCCAGGTGGAGCCTCACCCGTTACTCTATTGAGCACGGACCCGGCTTATGCAGGGACTCTTAATAGAGCTACAGGGCTAGTAACATTAGCATTTCCAGTTATTGCTGCGACGCCTGTGTTCTACTATCCGGGCCTTCCTGTAATGGGGCTAAAGGTTTTAGAGCAACAAGCAATAAACGATGAAGGTCTTTTGGCCTTTGACACTAGATATTCCTACATTTTCGATATCCCAACTCAGGATTTCGCAGCTGCAAATCAATTTGTTACTACAAATACGGTATTTATTTGGGAAGGTAGCGATTCTGATTTGTTTTGGACGACTAACTATTTCGAAGTTTTATGGGCAACAAATAATATTCCAGGACTTCATGCCGCTGTAGATGCAGATGCACCGGGTGAAGGAGACGGAATTCGATGGTACAATCCAGTTAACTCTAGATGGAGCAACTTTAATCCCCAGTTAGACGCGGGGGGCCACTTTCTTTTGGGGTCATTGCTTATCGTGGCATACAAAGACCGACTAATATGCCTTAATACTAATGAGGGGACAACACTTGGTGGCCTTGTAAATTTTGGTCAAAGGGCAAGATGGTCGCAAAATGGAACTCCTTTTTACGTTAACGCCCCTGCTAGCGTAGGAACTGATGCCACAGCTTGGAGAAGCGACATTATTGGAAAGGGTGGGTTTATAGATGCCCCCACCCAAGAAGTAATCATTTCATGTGAGTTTATTAAAGATACCTTGGTCGTATATTTTGAACGTTCTACGTGGCAATTGGTTTATAATAACAACGAATTGCTGCCATTTGTTTGGCAAAAAATTAACACGGAGCTTGGCTGTGAATCTACTTTTAGTGTGGTGCCTTTTGATAGAGGGATTTTTGCAGTAGGAAATTATGGTATCATTACCACTGACTCGGTAAATGTTGTTAGAATAGACCAAAAGATACCCGATGAAGTCTTCCAGATTCAGAATTTAAACGACGGAGTCAAACGGGTTGTCGGGATCAGAGATTACAATGCTCAGCTAGTTTACTGGACTTT